CGTGAAAACGCGGTAGTTGGTAACATCGTCAACACGTTGCCGCTCAGTGTCGAATCTTTGTTATGGCAGGACAGAATACACACATTCTAGGAGAATGGTAATGAGTTTCAAGAAAGTTAAGGTTTTGATTCCGTGGACGCCAGAAGGGTTTAGCCATCGCGTGATGGTAGAGCGCAACGGCAAGCCGGTAATTGAAACCCGCTTCGACATCTGCAAGCCGGGTGACGTTATCGAGATTCCCGCCGATGTTGCCGAGTGTGCAATGGGGCGCATTGTTGGCCCTGCTAGTGCGCACGATAAGGTAACAAAGGTTGCGCAACATGGAGCGTTGATTGATGCCAAGAGCGGGACTGAAAAACAGAATACTGTACCTGCAAAAGCCGACGAGGGCAATTAGCACCACGAGTGGCGAGCCGTCCGAATCGTGGACGAATGTAGGCTTTGTATATGCTGAAGTGATGCCAAGCACCGGCACCGAGACAGTTGAAAACGGACAGAATAGCGCGGCGATGAAATACAAGATCCGCGTCAACTATCGGCCCGACATTACGACTGAGCGGCGGTTCCTGCTTGACGGGTTCCCCGGTCAGTTGAACGGTGCGATAACGACAGAGACAACGATTGCCGTAGATGATTCCAGCTTCGCGCTATTCAAGCAAGCACGGCGGCTGCGCGTATTGCGTATAGATGATGAGTTGATGACTATAACCGGCATTAACTCAAACAACATCACCGTTGCGCGTGCGCAGTTTGGAACGACACAAGCGAGCCATGCGGATAATTCCCGCGTGATTCTGTATCGACAGTTGAATATCGAAAGCGTCTACGACCTAACGTCACGGCGGCAAGACTTGATCTGCGAATGTGTTGAGGTGTCGTAATGGCAGACCTGATTAAGTTCAAGTTTGTAGGCGGGCAAGAGTTAGACCGCGCATTGATGCGTATGGACCGCAAGGCAGCGCGGAACACTATCACTCGTGCAATGCGGCGAACGCTTAACCCGTTCAAGATGCGGCTGCAAGAGAAAGTCCGCAGCGACCTTACGACCATGAATGCACAGGCCCGCGCCATTTACGCCAAGCAGATATACATTAGTTACCGTGCAGAACGTGGTGGTGTGATTGCTGGACTGATTAAGACTCGCAACAAGTTTGTTGAAACGCCACGCGGGCGCACTAAGTTTTCCAAGTTGGCGCATTTGTTTGAAGGTGGCGTAAAGCCGCACAAGATAAAGCAACGCAAACGCAAACGCACAATTAATCATCCCGGCATTCCGTCAAAACCGATATGGTCTCGCTCGTTTGATGATCTGTCAAGAGATATGGTCGGTTATTTTCGTGATGTTATGTTCAACGAAATAGCCAAAGAATGGAATAAGAATAAGTAATGGCGTTTCTACATCCAGAGTTTGCAATCCGAAAGCTGCTACGCGATGCGGCTGCGGTGGTTGCTGCAAACAACACAGAGAATACGGTGTGCTCTGTTGATGACGTTCCGCGTGATGTAGAGATGCCATTCGTTACGTACCAGCGCATACAGGGCAGCACAGAGCACCACATGGGCGGCGTGACGGCAAGCGGTTTGATGATGGGCACAACGGAAGTAACAGCATTTGCAGAAACGTACGACAGCGCAATGACACTGGCAGACGCGATAAGAGTCACACTAGACGGCGCAGAGCCGGTAACGATAACCATAGGCAGCAACTCGGCAACGTTTGAACGGCTGCATCTTAGCCGCGAAGAGGTTGACGTTGTAGACCCCAAAGACGCTAGTGATAGCAGGGTGTTTACAGTAACGCAAGAATACGAATGGTCCGCAAGGGCTTAACAAGGAGATACCGATATGGCTGGATCAGCACTTGACGGAACCGGAGCAACTATTACTTTCGGAACGTCCACGTTTGCGGCGGAGCTTCTAGATCTTAGTTGGGACGGGCGCACCCGCGATGCCTTGAAGAGCACGCACATGGGCACGACCGGCAGTCACACCTACATCCCTGCGGATTTGGTTGACGGCGGCGAATTGACCGCTACGTTTCACTTCAATTGCACTGATGCCACGGCAACGCTTTTGGGAGCGGCTGCTGAGACTATTACTGTTGGGTGGGCTTCTAACCGCTCGTGGGCTGGTTCTGGATTCTGCACCGAAATCACCGCATCTGCAAAGATTGGTGAAGTGATGCAGCAGACTGCCAAGTTCAAGTTCTCCGGCGCAATCACTGAGGACACCACCGCATGAGCGACCTACGCGATAAGATTCTTGCGTTCGATGACCGCACGCATGAGGTTGTCAACGTGCCTGAGTGGGGCGTGGACGTGAATGTCTACACCATGACGGCCCGCGACAAGACGCGCATTGAAAAGTCTTTCATGGCGGAAGGCGGTGTAGCAGATGATGTGTATGCCAAGATTGTGCAGATGTGCGTATGTGATGAAAACGGCGTGCGCGTGTTTACCGACAAGGACGTTGAATCATTGCAAGACAAGTCCGCGCCTGCCATCTCCCGTATCGCCAAGGTTGCCATGCGCTTGAGCAAGTTGACGGACTCCGATGAGGCGTTAGCGGAAAAAAACTAAGAGACAATCCAAGGTGGCTAGGGCGGCATCGTCTCGCCCTAGCCCTTGGCAAGACACTTGAAGAAATAGACAACATGCCTGCCGATCAATTTGCAGATTGGCAGGCATACTTTCAGGTGGAGCCGTGGGGCACGCACGGCGTTGAAGTGATGATGGCGCAGTTGTGCCAAGCGGTGATTGCGACAAGCGGCAATAAGCCTAGCGATATGGTGGAATACATGCCGTTCATCAAGCACCGCGAAAGGTTGTTAGGCCCAAAGGCACTGGACAGCGAGACGTTGTATAAAAAGGTGACCGAGCAAATGAACGGAATCGGCATAAGGGTTGTGAACGATGGCTGATACCAGAACGCTAACAGTATCCCTAAAGGCTGAAACGGCGTCCTTGAAGAAAGGGCTTGCCGATGCTCGCAATCAGTTTAGCCTTTTGCAGAAGTCCTCGCAGAGCACGGCGAATGTATTAAAGACAGCATTCTCTGTGATGGCTGGCGGATTCATCTTCAACAAGATGGAGCAGGGCATTCGTAGCACCATTAGCGCGTTCTCTGAAACTGCGACAATGATTGAGGATACAAAGCATCTATCAGAGGTCTTAGGTTCCACCACGGAAGAGATTCAAGTATTGCAACGTGCAGCCGGATTGGCTGAGGTTGACATGGATATGCTTGGCCGCAATATCAAGATCATGACAAAGAATCTTGGCGCGGCGTCGATGGGCACCGGGCCAGCAAAAGACGCACTCGACAGAATCGGACTTAGCGCACAGTCTCTTATCAAAATGTCTCTATCCGATCAGCTTGATGCGATTGCGTCCAAGATAAACATGCTTGGCACCACATCGCAAAAGGCATCTATTGCGGCTTCCATCTTTGGCAAGTCTGGAATGGACATGCTCCCATTCTTGGCTGCTGCTGGCGAAAGTCTTTCAGAGCTTAACATGGAGATGCAATCCACCGGCGAGCTATTCAGTAATTTCGAGGCGGCTGCTGTAGATGAGATGGGCGACTCTATGGCTATGCTTCGCGGCGTGTTCCAAGCGTTCAAGAATCAGTTGGTGATACAACTCGCTCCAGCCGTTCAGTACATTACCGAATTGATGCGCAACTTTGCGGCCTCATTTGGTGGGGCTAGGCCATTCATGACGATGGCTATTGATGCTGCTGTTGAGGGAATCCGCAAGATGCTAAACTTTGCGACGATGACGTATGCAAAGTTTCTGGCAATCAAGGGCGTAATCTTGCAAGTGGCAAGCTATGCGGCCAAAGCGTTCTCTGTGCTTGGCAGTGTATTCAAGGGATTAATCAGCGGGGATCTCACTCAATTGATGAACATGTTTTCATTGATTGGGAATACCTTTAAGTATGCCTTGCTGGAAGCACTTGATGCCCTAGCGCGTGGTCTTGATAGTGTGCTTGGCAAGATGGGGATGTCTACCGGCGTATCGGAATTTACTAGCCAATTGGCGGCTGGTGCAAAAGCGCAGATGGCTATGTCTGGTGCGTCTTTGATGATGGGTGTAGGTGGGACAGAGTTTGCGGATTCACTAGCGCAATCAGCGCAGGACGCATTTCAGCAGACTCTTGATGTGGTAGGTGGTGAGTGGTTAGGTGAAACGTTCAAAAGCAAATGGCAAGAAATCATGTCCGGCGGTGGTGGCTTTAACGGGACAGACATCAAGAAGGCTATGGGCATGGAATCCTTCGACATCCTGCCCCCGCTGAAAAAAGAAAAAGCACTCCGCGAAGGCATAGCGGACACGATGAAAGAGACAGCGGACTACGCCAAGGACATCAAGGATTTTGGCGAGGGCACGAGTTACCGGACTGGCGAGTATTCCCCGCGTGTTGGCGGCGTGACGGGCGGCGTTGGTGGTATTGGTGCTACAAACCCCGTAGGCATGTCTGCGGCGGGTGCTACGGCGTCTAGCAGAGGAAACGCCAGTACCGGCGCGGATGGCAGCATCCCGCTGTTACAGGGCATCCTAGACGCCACGAGAATGACGGCAATGAACACAGGACGGCAGCAAGTGCCGGTGTTAGGATAATCGCATGGCAGCAAGCGTAATCATCGACTACAAGCAGGGTGGCGCGAAGTTCACGGAAGAGTCCGGCGCGGCTGCGGACTTCCAGCGCACTTTGCTTGTCACGGGCTTAACCGCTGGCACGACTAACCCGTTGGCGGCTCGTATTGATGAGGCGCGGACAGCGGTTAACGCGGCGGGATTCGCGCACGGTGCTACTACATCGCTTGACAGCAACTTGCGCGTGGTGTCGCAAGAGTACTCGACCATCGAGAATGACAACTCCAAGCTGATTTGCACCGTTACCTACAAGGCGTTAAAGGATACCATCCCGCCGCTTGGCACATGGGTTCCAGTGTTGTCTGGCACGCTGAATCAGATACAGACGGCGAAGGATTTGCTTGGCTTCCCGATTACCGTTAGCCACACGTTCGACACGGACGATCCTAATTGGGCGGGGCAAACGGTTACGCAGGGCGCGAAGGTGAACCAGTTCCGGCCATTGGTGGAGATTACCTACCGCGGGCTGATGAACCCTGCCAGTATGTTCAACGCTGTCACAAAGTACCTTGGCAAGACGAATAGCGCGACATGGCTTTACGGTGCTCCGGGCCGTTGGCTGTGTACTGGATTCACGGCGGAGCGTCATGATGCTGCAAGTAATCCCGACTTGTGGCTTTGCGAGGTAACATTCCAAGCTGACGGATTCCGTTGGACGCAGACGGCGGTATTCGTTGACCCCGCGACCGGCAAGGAACCGGACAACCTTGTAAACGGCGTTGGCATCAAGGAGATTGTGACGCAGTACGGGGTGGACTTCAACGAGCTAATTCCTAGC